TTGGTGTATCTACTATGCTCATGCACAAATCTGGTCAATGGCTGCAAAGTGAATACCTACTACCAATGGATAAAGTAACTCCACAAGGCGCTGGTTCAGCTATTACTTACGCAAGGCGTTATGCTTTGCAATCACTGGTAGGCATTCCAAGTGTCGATGATGATAGCGAATTGGCTATGTATCGCAATGAACCAGCACCAGTAGAGCCGCCACCAGTTAAACGCGTTAGTAAAAAACTAGCACAAGATGTTGTGGCGTTAGTAGTAGCCAGTGAAATATCTGGTGAAACAAGTGAACTGGTAGAAGCATTAGCAGAACTTGAAGAACATGAAAAACAAGTTATCTGGAAGCAGCTAACAGGTAAGCAACAAGAATTTGTAAGAATAACTAAGGGAATGTAACTATGAGTGACTTTGATAACAATAACCGTGGGGCTATTTGGGGCAATATTAAGAAAACCACAGATAATCACCCTGATCTAACTGGCTCTATTATGGTAGATGGTAAAGATTACTGGCTAAGTGGTTGGAAGCGCAAGGAAGGTGCTAATCCTAAATCACCAGCATTGAGCCTGAGCGTTACATTAAAAGACGTTCAACAAACACAATCACAACCAACAGCAGCGCCAAAAGCTGATAGCGGTTTTGATGAAGCAGATGATATACCGTTTTAGTCTAGTAATAAAAAAGGCCCACTTTTTTACGGTGGGCCAACTTCTTACTATACTACTGGAGCAACTGCAATATAACACATCACAGGGGAAAGGCAATGAGTATAAATACAGGCACTAGCCTAAGAGTAGCACAAGCAAAAGCTAAAATCTCTGGCTCACAATTAGCTAGGGATTTTGACGTACACCCACAACAGGTGATGCGCTGGCGTAATAATGTCGATATGAAAGTATCGTTAGCTATTAGGTTTGCACATTACTTTGAAGTTACATTAGGTGAGTTTATCGGATTTGGTGAAGATCATGGCTGATATTAAATTTACGGTCACAAGTGATAACGTAAAAGAAGAAATGAACAAGGTCTGGCAAATGGCTAACAAAGGTCTGAAAAGTGGCGCACCAGTAATAGTGACGCTAGGCCGTGAAGGTACAACTGACCTTCAAGACAAATGTTACCACGCCATGATTGGAGACATAGCCAAACAAGTTGATCTTGATTATGACCGCGACACATGGAAAGCATTGCTAGTTTCTAACTTTGCTACAGAGAAGCAGCAAATGGGTGAGCCATTGCGTAAAGGTAATAAATGGGTATCTAGTCTGTGTGGTACGCACATGGTTTGCATACGTCCAAGCGTTAAAACATTTAACAAAGCCAACGGTAGCGAGTTTATCGAGTTTCTGCACGTTAAAGGTTCTGAATACGGGGTAGAGTTTAGCGACAAGACTTTAGCTGATTACGAAACGTACAGGCAGGCCAATGGCTAACGCTAAGAAGAAGTGTCGCCACTGCAAAATATACAACTTGGTTGAATCTGGCATAAAGGTTCCGCTAGGTTGGTTTTGTTCTATGGCTTGTGTGGTGCAACATGGCAAAAAGGCGGCTGTGTACGCCTCAGAGAAGCGCAAGCGCGAAAGTGATACCAAACTAAGGGCCACGCTTAAAACCGCCTCAGAATGGCGTATAGAGGCTCAAAGCGCGTTTAATGCCTACGTCAGACACAGAGACAGGCACTTATCTTGTATAAGTTGCGATTCTATGGGTGAACATCATGGCTTGGGTGGTTACTGGGACGCAGGCCACTATCGGAGCAGAGGCAGCGCAAAGCACCTTAGCTTTAATTTACACAACTGCGCTAAACAGTGTCACCGCTGCAACCGCTATTTGTCTGGTAATGTTGTTGACTATCGAATTAAGTTAGTTAAACGCATTGGGCTAGAAAAGGTGGAAGCGTTAGAAAATAACAATGCTATTGTTAAGCATGACATTAAATACCTACGCAGAATCAAAGCAAATCTTTAAGGCTAAACTACGCCTGTCAATAAAACTTTCCGAACAGTTCTAGAACTATCCGAGTATTTATTTAACCTTTCTTCAACAAAAGTGTTGACATTTTAAACACAAGGGTTTACCATGCCTGTAAGTTAATAAATAAACGGAGCAATAAATGACTAACACTTACCCACTAACTAATTCTGGATTGTATCAACTACGATGTGACATTAAAAACCTTGTAGATAATGTAAAAGTAAATGAAAGGGTATTAGCAACATTACCAAAAGGTCATAAGTGGGAAAAATTCCATCAAGATACAATTACAGAAATAGAAAACGAGTATTGCAAATTGCGTCAGGAACTTAGAAACCGCAAAGTAATTAATTAATTAAACGGGGCTTCGGCCCCTTGGAGCAATAAAAATGAACCAACCACAAAAAGAAAAGGCTGCTGCAATGCTTGAGTTTTTCACGGCTGATTTAATGGCCCAAGGAATGACAGAGCAAGCGGCATTTGTTAGAGCATTAGAAGCGGTTAACCGTTTAATTAAAAATACTAAATAGGGCTACGGCCCCNNGGAGCATCACATGAAAATTGAAATTGAAATTGAAGATTTTAAAATGTTGTGGCATACATCATGCAACATTAGTCAAATGACCGCAGAAGAACTTTCTGGATTTGATTTTATTAAAGGTGACGATTTAGAATCGTTTAACTTCCTTGAAGATCATTATATGTATTGGCTAGGTGATAGCTATATAAGCGCATTATCTGCATTACAGATACTTAAACAAAGCGGTTTTGATGCTGGTTTGCTGTGGGATGATAGGCCAATTAATGGGGAAGATTTAGATGCTTGGGGCTTTTGTATTATTACTAATAAAATTAATTAATATTTATTTAACAAAAGTGTTTACAGTGTTAACAGAAGTGTGTCATAATTACCGTAAGTTAAATAAATAAATAAATAAACGGAGCAATAAAAATGAGAAAAATTGAGAAGCAAATGAACGCAGCAGTAGCAAACAAAGACGATTTTAGCTTTGCTAATACATCGGTTAGGTATGCGCCAGAAGTAAATTCAAGTGCAATCTACTTGCATGGGCATCACATAGCCACATTTGTACACACTACAGATAGCATAGTACCTAACGCTGATACGTTCAGAGATTGGCCCACATCTACCACGCGCAGCAGATTACGCGCTTTAGGTGTTAACGCAAGCATTAAGAATTTTTCAGCAACCATTGACGGGGTGACACTATGAAAACTTATAGAGTATACGAATTAGATAACCATAAATTTACATGGGCTGGTGGTACGATAATTAATGTTAGCCTTCACAGTGATGATGGTTTGGTTATAGGTTCGGACGTAATAGAATTTTATGAAGTGTTAGATGATAAAGGCGTTATGGAGTTGTGCCTTAACTGGCTTGAAGAGCAAGGCTGTATTGAAGAAGCAGCTATATATATTCTTTAACTAATGGGTTAAAAATGGTATAATTATGGATATTAAAAGTATAAAAAACGTAGTTATTGATGGTATTTGTTTAAACGATTATCCAGATTTTGTGGACGCTTATATTGCAAGCGCAGATGATTCTAATGGTAATCCTTTAACAGATGAACAGCTAGAAGCGTTAACTAATGACAATTCAGAGTTTGTGCAGGAAATGGCACATGATGAAATAATGGGTTGGGCTTAATATGAAAGATTATAAGTATTTAGCTTCAAGCCCATTGGTAACTAACAAGGTAAGGCGTGATTACACTACACGCATACTCAGTTGCATTGGCGCATTAATCGGATTAATCTGTTGGGTATGGTTTATAAACGGATTGATTGCATGACTAATGAACATTACCGCAGAACTTTATATTCGGCACATGAAGCCAAAGAAGTAATCAGACGCAATGAAGAAATGATGGATGCTAAAGCAAGGAAGATAGCAGAGGCACGAACTGGCGTAGATGATATAAAGACCGCCAAAGAACTAGGAATGACGCTACAAGATTACATGGATATGATTAAGTAGTAAGACTGCATAATTAACTTCAATGGCTTAATGTGGTATAAAGGCGCAATAAACCTTTAAAGCGAGTAATCATCATGGCAGGCGGTAGACCAACCAAGTACACACCAGAACTATTAGCAAAAGCTAATGGATACTTAGATAACTACACTAGGTTAATACCAAGTCACCAAGATTTATGCCTTCAATTAGATATAAGTGAATCAACTTTGTATGATTGGGCGCAGAAACATCAAGAGTTTTCGGATATATTAGCAAAGGTTAAACTCACTCAATTCTCTGTAGCTATGGATGGTGGGCTAGGCGGTGATATGAACGCTAACCTAGTTAAGCTGCTAATGGGCAAGCATGGCCTGTCAGAGAAGTCCACAGTAGATCAGACAAGTAGTGATGGTTCTATGTCAGCACCTACAGTAATTCAACTCGTAGCCAAAGGGATAGACGATATATAATGTCTAGTGTCGCCATAGAGTTACCACCTAAGCTGGTTCCAATCTTTCAAGGTGAAGCACGTTACAGATGCGCTTATGGTGGGCGTGGTGGTGCAAAGTCTAGGGCTTTTGCTATTATGACTGCTGTATGGGGCTATAAGTGGGGTAAGGCTAACAAGGCAGGTCAGATACTATGCTTGCGCCAGTACAGTAACAGTCTAAGNGAATCATCGTTTTCAGAGATTAANAGCGGCATACAGAGCATTCCGTTTCTTAATGATTACTATGAGTGTGGCGACCATTTTATNAGAAGCNTAGATGGGTTAATTACTTACTCATTCGCAGGGCTATCACGCAACCTAGATAGCATTAAATCTAAGTCCCGCATTATATTAGCTTTCATTGATGAAGCAGAAGCTATATCAGAAACAGCTTATACAACCCTACTACCGTCCATCCGTGAAGAAGGTTCAGAGTTGTGGTGTATTTGGAATAGGCAGTCAAGGAAGTCAGCAACGAATATTCGCTTTATTGAAAACAGGCCCAAGCATTGTAATATAACCTCCATAAATTGGCAGGATAATCCGTGGTTCCCAGATGTTCTAAATGAACAACGATTAGAAGATCAGGAGCAAAGACCAGATAGTTACTCCCATGTGTGGGATGGGGATTATTTGGAGTTTCAAGAAGGTAGTTTCTGGCGTAGGGAACTAAACCAAGCCAAAGAAGATAAGCGTATATGTAAACTGCCAGTAGTTAACTCACACCCCTGTATGGCCTTCTTTGACATTGGCGCTAGTGACGGTTGTGCTATATGGGTTGTGCAACAGGTAGGGCTAGAACTGCGCTGTATAGACTTCTATGAAGCATGGTCAGAACCATACAGCCATGCTGTAAAGTGGCTCAAATCGCTTGATTTGGTGTTTAATGATATGTATCTACCCCATGACGCAGATCATAAGCGACAGGGCCAGACAAGTAACAAATCACCAAAGCAGATGCTTAAAGAGTTAATGCCTAGCGCAAGCTGGCGCGTAGTGCCTCGTATTCAAGACATACTCTGGGGCATACAGCAGGTAAGTGATTGTTTTCCATACATTTATATTGATGAAGTAAAGTGTGCTGCTGGCCTTGAACATCTAAAGGCATACAGGCGTAAATGGTCAAACAGTGAAAGCAGATGGACTTCCATACCTGATAAGTCAGAAGGTCACAGTGAAGCAGCAGACGCACTTAGGCAAATGGCTCAAGCCTTTGCAGCAGGCGATCTAGGCAAGACTAAACGCAAAAACCGTGGCGCGTTAAAGCGTGGTATTAAAGGTTTAGTTTAATCGTGGTATAATCAAGCAATATTTATTGTAAGGTATTTTATCTAATGGCTGGATTGTTAGACGATTACATGGCCCAAGTGCAAGATTATAAAAAGGCTGGCTCCATTGGTGCTGGCTTACTTGCTGACCGTCCAAACTTAGAGTTAGGTAAGCAGGGCTTGCTTAATCAAATGCAATTAGCAGAATCTAAATACATAGAACGTATTAGCGACCCATTAGCCTATTATCAAGAAAACCCAGACGCGCAAGGATTAGGCACTGTCACGCCTATAGTTGATTTAATGGACTTAGCTACTGGTGGCGGTAAAGCGGCTATGATTGGCGCGGTTAAAAATGCAGCTAACAAAGCTAAAGGATTAATAAGTAATTTTGGTGATTCGCCATTATCTGGCGCACCTATGCCTGCTAACATACCTCAACGTGGATTACTTAACATTGGCCCTAACCCAGACGCAGAAGCAGCCGCCATAGACTACGCAAAGCAGTCAGGAATACCCTACAACCCTACTAATCAGTTAAACCCTGTAGATGCAGAATTTGGGGCTTTAGCGGCTAGGGAATACGAGTTAATGCGCCATGACCCTACTAACCCATTAGTTGCAGATAGTTACGCTCAAATGAAAAAAGAACTTGTCGGGCAATATGATGCAATGCTTAAACAAGGTATAAAGCCAGAATTTGATCTAAACCCATACCCAACAAGCCCGTATGAATCTTTAATTGATCTTATCGAAAACAAACGTTTAAAAGTATACCCAACAAGCGCAGGATATGGCTCTGCTGATCAGGCAATTGATATTAGTCAAAACCCTTTACTTGAAGTATCGCCTTATATGATTAGCGGTCAGCCAGCAACATACAATGACTTGTTTAGGGCAGTACACGACTTCCAAGGTCACTCTAAGTCAGGCGCAGGCTTTAGGGCTGCTGGTGAGGATAACGCTTACCTGTCTCATGCTGGTACAATGAGGGGGCCAGCAAGAAGGGCTTTGGCTTCTGAGACTAGGGGCCAGAATAGCTTATTAAACTTTGGGCCTGATGGTGCTAGGAATAGATCAGCAGGTATTGAAGATACAATATTTTCAGACCAAAAAGTAGGTAATCTGCCTAACTATATAACAGAGAAAGGGACGCCAGAATTATATGCTAGACAAAAAAGATTTGATCAGCTTAGATCAAGTGATAATACAGGGCTTGAAGGAGCAGTTGATGATGCAGGAAACCTCCGTCTTGTACATTACTCGCCCCGACCAATTGAGCGTGTCGACCCTAATAGATATGGAAAAGGATTATCTGGACGAACTATATCAGAACGCAACAGATCAGCTAGCCCAGATTTCGTTGACAGAAGTTTCTATGGAATAGAGGCTACGGATAACCCGTATAGGAAGGAATTTGGGTTAGGTAGTAATAAAGTTGAAACGCAGATTGATGCTGCCCAAGTTTACGATGCTCAAAAAGACCCAGATGGTCTATGGAAAGCAGCAGAAGGTGACGTAACCAAAGGTGAGCGTAACATTTATGACGCAGGATATAGCGGATACCATGTAAATAACAAGCAACTTGGTAAGGTGGCTGCTATATTTGACCCACTTGATATAACTAAGAAGCTAATGATTCCATTGGGTACTATAGGTACTGCTGCGTTTGTTGGAGATAAAGTGATGGAAGAAGATAAGAAGGGTTTGCTTAACATTGAACCTATTTAATCTGGTATTAACTATGATTGGATACTTAGGGTATAATGGCCCATAACTTAAAGGAACCACAATGGCTATTTCAACATACACTGAGTTAAAGGCTTCCATTGCCAATTTCTTGAACCGTGACGACCTTACGGCTACGATACCAGATTTTATCTCTTTAGCTGAATCTTCTATTAACAATGAGATTNGNCACTGGCGCATGGAAACTCGCGCAGAAACTACGGTAGATAGTCAATTTACGGGNATACCTTCTGATTGGTTATCAACCATACGCTTTCATTTAGTGGCTGACGGTACTAGCAGTCTTAACTTTATGTCGCTAGCTACCATTCAATCAGCTAGGGCAGCTAGGAATGATTCTACAGGTACGCCAACTAACTATAGTCTGAACAGTTCACAGTTTGAATTAATGCCTACACCAGATGGTGCATATAGCGCAATCCTCATGTATTACGCTAAAATACCCACATTAAGCGATTCTAGTGAGACAAACTGGTTATTAACGCACCACCCAGACATTTATCTTTATGGCGCATTGTTACACTCTGCACCGTATCTAAAAGAAGATGAACGCGCCTCAACGTGGGCCGCTTTATACTCTGCTGCCGTAGTGCGTGTTAATAACGCATCCAGCAGATCAACCGCCAGTGGCTCTGGCTTACGTTTAAAAATAGGAAGTTANTAATATGNCATTTACTACATTTTTACGCAACGAACTGTTAGACCATGCGTTTCGCAATTCTGCTTACACACCACCAGCAACCGTCTATATCGGCCTTTACACGTCTGCTACTGGCGCAGGCGGCACTGGTACAGAAGTCTCAGGCAATGGCTACACACGCAAGGC